TCATATTTACGGACATTATCCAGTACCCTGTATAAACATGGCTATGCGCATACGGCGACCCTTTTGCGCCGATTTTTGGTGGAGGACCACATTCAGCAATCAAAAAGCAAGTATTACAGCTATGCCGCCTCAGACATGAAAAAAGCCATCGATTACGGCGAAGGTCTGGAAGATTGCCCTCAGCTTCCGGAAACAGAGGTCTACCTCAGAACTCTCTACGAACAACATAAACGTAAAACCGCACTCTGGCCGCTGATGACAGATAAAATCAAAGGATTATCGGTAGGAAAAGACGGCCTACGCTACAGCGGAGATACCTCATGACATCACAAGAACTGTATGACCAGGCGGTGTCACTGCTTGCAAGGCGGGATTACGCATCCGGTGAGTTGACACGGGCTCTGAGTAAGATGACGGAAAACAGAGAGAATATCGACAAGGCGTTGTCGAGGCTGGTTGGGTGTGGTTATTTGGATGATCACCGCTTGATAAAACACCTGATTGATAAACATGTTCGAAAAAACATGGCTCGGCCAGAATCAAACAGGAGATCAGGCAAAAAGGTTTTTCTCTGGAGTTGGTCGAGCAGATGCTGGAGAAAGTGGATATGGACTGGTATGCCATGGCAAAGGACCTGAAAGTCAGTAAATTTGGTGATGTGATGGTATCAGAAGCTTCAGAAGCTAAAGAAAAAAATAAACATATTCGCTACCTCCAGTACAAGGGATTTTCGATGGACATGATATTTGAGGCGTTAAGCTGATCATGGTTGTCAGAGCCCCATCCAAGACAAATTTCGTCATATTGTAGCTTCGCTCCCATTACCCCTGCTACGCAATAAGCTGAACCCGGAGCAGCCGCACGAGCTGACGCTTTCCCAACTAGTGACGCTCACCGCGATCACCGATGACGCAGCAATTCTTGATGGCCTGTTGGCGCAACTTAATTGCCTACCGGCGGTGCCAACCAACGAGGCAAAGCCCAATAGCTTGCCGACTCACACGTTAAGCGCCACTGCGGCGATCGGCGCTATCGCCGGTGAAACCTCATCCAATGCGCCTATGACACAATCCCGTAAAAACGCCATTCTCGACCATGCCAACCAGGCAATTCGTGATCTGTCGCTGATCGTCATGTCGGTAGGAGCGCGTTTCCAATCTACGCCAGTGCTGGCCGCCGCTGTTGATGTGTTCAACACCGGCGCGCCGGCGTTCGGCATGAGCTGAGGTAACTACATGAAAGCTTTTGCGCAATACCTGAAACGACAATCACCGGCCCCTCAGTTGGCCAGCTTTGGCCACGGTTGGATTGAACTGCCGAACGGCCAGCGCTGGCAGCCATGCGCCAGCCGAGTGGTGTTTTCAGGGGATTCCGTTGCACCAGGTAAATAGGCCAAGCGCCGCCCCTGGTGGTTCCGCTTGATGGGAATGAGGGGGTAACGATGGCAAATCATGAGCATTGGTTAGCTGTATGTCGCGCCACTTTACACGGCCACCACAGCAAAACCCGCAAGGTGTGGAACAGCCTTAGCCCGTCACGCCGTGGCGTGTTGCTCCACGCCGCCGGCATGAAGTCACTATTTTGTAATTACTCCTGGGACGATTTCAGCCAGCGCGAATTGCGCCAACTCAAGCGAGGCATCCAGCGCTTGCGCGTGATGCTGGATATGTTCGCCGGCTTCAACGATTTGGATTTTCGCGTAGCGGTGCCAGGTATGCCGGAGCAGCGCAAACCGAACGCTGAAAAGGCTAGGCAACGGGATAACGCCGCGCGTCTGCAATCCCGTGCTGATCTGCTACAGCGCATTACCGCATTATATGTAAAACACTGAGGAAAGTTATGAAAATCATCATGGTAAAAAAGCTTGGGCTTCTGGACGATTTCGCATCTTGGGGAGTCGCGCCGAACTATGCCCGCTTTTTCCTGGACAAATGCCAAGAAGTTGATGGCCATGTTGCCCTGGAGCCGTTTGTTTTCAATGATTCCATGCACTTAACAAACCCTCAGCAGTGGTTTGCCGCCAATGCTGCATTCTGGTGTCGTGCATACCGTGAAGCCGGCACCGCCGAGGAACAGGCGGAAACCCTGGCATCTATCCGCGCCCTTTTCTATGTGGCGGGGATGTTGGGGCAGGGCAGCATTATTGCGCTGATCCGCCAATGGTGGTCGGTAACCTACGAGCTTCACCGCCTACCAGCGCCGAACATTTCTCCAGCTGACACGCTGATTTTTCGGAACGGCAGCGCGTCACGCTTTATCGATACAACGACCGGCCAGCGCCGACACTAAAACCCATTAATCACAGACGCCCCCCGGCTTCCACCTGGTAGCCGGGGGATTCTTTTTGCCCAAATCGGAGAAAACACCATGCCAACTATCGGCCAAGACATTAGCAACCGCGCCGCGTGCGCCTCCCTTAAACATGCGCTCGACCTGGCGCGCCGCGAAGCCCAGGCGAATGCCGCCGTGAAGTTTTCCAGCCACTTAGACCGTATGGCTACCTCAATGGCCAACCAAGAGTTATCCGCAGTGGAGATCGTGGAGCTGCTGCGCCAGGACGCTGAGAAATGGAAAAACGAGGGGCTTTCATGTGTTGGGTGCTGCTGATCGGCGGCTTTTGTGCCGTCTGGGTGTGAATGGGGCGCGCAGCTGACAAAGAGGCGGCGCAGCGCCCTGAAAATCGAAACTACGATTGAGGAACGGATGATGAATAGAACGGTTGTTAAGTGGGCGGGCGGTAAAGCCCGTTTGGCCGAGGCGTTACGGCAATATTTGCCTGCGGGTGATCGCTTGGTGGAGCCGTTTGCCGGTTCCTGCGCGGTGATGATGAACATGGATTACCCGGCTTATCTGATTGCTGATATTAACCCTGACCTGATCAACATGTACCAGGTGATCAAGAGGGACGTACAAGGCTTTATCAATTCAGCGCAAGCGTTGTTTACGACCGCGAACACCCCGGAACAGTACCTAACATTTCGCCGGGTTTTTAATCACACCTGTGCCGATCCGTTCAACCGTGCCGTCATTTTCTTGTACCTAAACCGCCATTGCTTTAATGGGCTGTGCCGCTACAACCGCGCCGGCTATTTCAACGTGCCTTATGGCAAGTACAAAACCCCTTACTTTCCTGAGAAAGAGATCCACGCGTTTGCCGAAAAAGCGAAGCGGGCCACGTTCATCTGCGCCAGCTTTGAGGAAACGTTAGGCATGGTGAGCCCTGGGGATGTGGTGTACTGCGATCCGCCGAACTTGCCGGAAGAGGGGGAAAGAATCTTTCACCAGCTATCACACGGACGGATTCGGCATGCTGGAGCAGTTGGCGCTTGCCGCGCATTTGCGTGTTGTTGCCGACGCTGGCAACCCTGTAACCGTGTCAAACAGCATTCGCGCTTCTGAGGTTGGGTTGTACAGCGGTTTTGATGCTGTTGTGGAGCTGGACGCCCCGCGAAGCATTGGCGCGAAAACGGGCGGTGCAAAGACGGTAAAAGAGGTTTTGGCGACGATCACCCCGTTTAAGCATGTATTACAGCCAGAGGCGGCGCTGTGAGTTTGTCAGCGACCACGGAAAAAAACGGCGATTACCACGCTGCCCAACGTAGGCAGCGTGATCAATTCGCGCCTGGTGCGCCGGATGATATAAGTATCACCGAGCGCCAGTTGTGGCAGTTGGACAAGACTGATCACAAGTTGCGCAGTCAGTACCTGGGCGAAATGCCCGATTACCTGGCGGGCTACTTTGGCCGCCGGTATGAGCAGCTTTTCAAAAAGGGCGAGGACGGCCGCCGCCGCGGCAATGTATTTTTGCGCACCACGGTGGGCGAAAATATATTGCCGCGTCTACAGCAAGTTACCCAGCGATACGAAACCCGCTTCCATGCAGCGGGTTTTATGCCTTTCCCCTTTAATGACGATCTGGCCCGCTTGCCGACCATGGGCCGCGATGACCTGCGCAACCTGGCGCACCGCGTGGCCGATTTTCTGGCGGCCAGCTTTTCCGACCATATCGACCGCAAATTTACCGGCCAGGCCACCACGGATAAAGAAATGCGCGCCCGCACCGCAGCTGCTTACCGCAATTTATCCGGGTTGTGTCTGGAGGTTGGCACCGAGCCTCCTTACTGGAAGAAAGCGACTACCAGCGGAGTCCGCGTGGCGCAAATGGAATCCGGCTTGTTGCGAATGATGGCCCCGGAGTAGTGGCGTGCGCGGTTGAAGCGTCGCCGTGATCTGATGCGTGAACACCTGGCCATTGCTGTGGGCCAGGTGCAAAAAGCCGCGTCGGCCTATGTCAGCCGTTCAACCCTGGGCGAGTGGATAGAGCAGAAGAAACGCAACCGCGAATTCCTCAATTCGTTTGAGCTGGAAAACGAGGACGGCGATCGGGTGTCGCTGGCCGACATGGTAAACGGCAGCAATGCCAACCCAGCAATTCGGAGGTGTGAACTTATTGTAAGAATGCGCGGTTTTGAAGATCTGGCCGCTGAAATGGGGTGTGTGGGGGAGTTCTACACCATAACGGCCCCGTCAAAGTATCACGCGGTGCATAGCGCCGGCGGTTTTGTGTCGCAGTGGAACGGCGCAAGCCCACGGGAAACGCAAAAGTACCTGTGCGGCGTTTGGGCCAAGGCCCGCGCGGCGATCGCGCGCGCCGGCATTCACGTTTTCGGTTTCCGCGTGGTGGAGCCGCACCACGGCACCCCGCACTGGCACATGCTGTTATTCATGCTGCCGGGGGACGTTGACCAGGTGCGCGATATTCTTTGCTATCACGCACGCTTGGCGGAGTCCGAGGAGTTACAAACCGCCAAGGCGCTGAAAGCACGTTTCCACGTTGAGCCGATCGACCCGGCAAAGGGGAGCGCTAAGGGCTACATCGCCAAATACATTTCCAAAAACATCGACGGTTACGCCCTGGACGGCGAGGCCGACGACGAAACCGGCGAGAACATGAACGACATGGCCAAGGCGGTTAGCGCCTGGGCAAGCCGCTGGCGCATCCGCCAGTTTCAGCAGATCGGCGGCGCGCCGGTGACCGTTTGGCGCGAACTGCGCCGGATGCGTGGCCAGCAGTTGGAAAACCCGCAGATGGATGCCGTGTTGGCGGCGGCGGATATTGCCGGCGATTGGGCGGCTTACACCCAGGCCCAGGGCGGCCCGTTGGTGGCGCGCGATGATCTGGTGGTGCGCCTGGCGTATGAAATTATCGAACAGGGCAACGTGTACGCCGAGGACGTCCAGCGGATCACTGGCCCCCTCTGTCAGGATAGTTGTCACCCCCTATTGAAAATCTAAATGGGGGCAATGGAGCCTGATATGAAACGTTATTCACCGGAACGTAAAGCCGCAGTATTGGCAAAATTATTGCCGCCTTACAACATGACCGTCTCCTTGCTGGCTCAGCAGGAGGGGATTTCTGACGCAACCCTGTATAATTGGCGTAATTAGGCCAGACTGGAGGGGAAACCGGTGCCCGGAGCCAATAAAACTACTGAGCAATGGTCGAGCGAAGCCCGTTTTGCCATCATTGTTGAAACCGCCACGCTCAGTGAGGCGGAATTAGGGGAATACTGTCGTCGCAAAGGACTCTATCCACAGCAAATAGCACAGTGGAAGCAGGCTTTTATCGAACAGAATAACGATAGCCCTGCGGATAAAGCGCAGTTAAAGCAACAGGCTAAAGAAAACAAACAACTTAAACGTGAACTGGCGCGAAAAGAAAAAGCGCTGGCGGAGGCTGCTGCCTTGCTGGTACTGCGAAAAAAGCTCAACCGTTACTACGGAATGGAAGACGAGGACGACTGACGCCCGTCCTTGAACGCGTGCAGTTTATCCAGTGGATACGGGAGGCGATGAACCAGGGGGCCCGTCTGGCTCAGGCCTGCCGGGAAGTGAATATCAGCCTGAGAACCTGGAAGAGATGGCACAGACAGGCCGAAGACCGGCGTCCTGCCGCAGTACGTCCGGCCCCGGGCAATAAACTGACGCTGGCGGAGGAACAGCAGGTACTGGCCGTGTGTAACCAGCCGGAATACGCCAAGCCTGCCCCCTGCGCAGATCGTGCCGCGTCTGGCGGACAATGGCATCTATCTGGCGAGCGAATCAACGTTTTACCGGATACTCCGGTGCCATGGTCAGGTTCATCATCGCGGTCGTAGCCGGGTGCCGGTAACCATCAGTAAGCCGACCAGCTACCATGCCACTGCGCCCCGTCAGGTCTGGATCTGGGATGTGACGTGGTGCGCGTCACGGGTACGAGGCCGTTATTTTTATCTATACCTGATAGAAGATATTTTTAGCCGGAAAATCGTTGATTATGAGGTTCATGAAGAGGAGAACGGTGAGCACGCTGCCGCGTTGCTGCACCGTGCCGTGCTGCGAGAACGATGCTACCGGCAACCGCTGGTGCTGCATGCCGACAATGGTGGGCCGATGAAGTCCCAAACGTTAAAGGCAAAACTGAAAGAACTGAATATCACGGGTTCGCACAGTCGGCCTCGGGTCAGTAACGACAATCCGTTCGTGGAGTCATTGTTCAGAACGTTAAAATATGTGCCGGGCTGGCCGTCAGCGGGCTTCACGGGACTTGATGAAGCCAGACGATGGGTTGAACGCTTTAGCCGTTGGTATAACGAAGCGCATCGGCATAGCGGCATCGGTTATGTCACACCGGAACAGCGCCACCAGGGACAAGATATAAGCCTGCTGGCAAACAGGAAAGCGGTATATGAAGCGGCGAGGAAAGCCAGACCGGGTCGATGGTCAAGTCAATGTCGTCAATGGCAGCGTGAAGGCGTGGTGATGTTAAATCCGGATAAGCCACAAAACGCATCAGAAAAAGCAGCCTGAAAACTCATTAAGGGTGACAACTTCGTTGACAGCTACCACCAGTCCCTTGCAACAGCTTCGAATGTCAGGGCTTCGCTTTGCTCGATCTTGTCTACTTTTTTCTTCTCAGAAGGGTCAATACCATCAGATACCAACTTTTTGGCCTCATCTCGTTTCCTGCGAGCTTCACCAAGAGAGACTATTGGATAAACACCCAATGCTAAAACTTTCTGTTTTCCCTCGAAACGGTATTGGAGTCGCCAGTATTTTGAACCATTGGGGTTGATCAGCAGGTGCATACCCTGCCCATCTGTGAGTTTGAAGGGTTTGTCGGTGGATTTTGTTGTTCGAACTTTGATATCAGTGAGTGCCAT